CTAGCTAACACTGGGGAATGTTATTATTTTATCGTTATCAATGTATTTTAGATGAGAGTCCCAGTCCCCTTGAGAATGGGTCCAGACTTTGCCGTGACACTCATCGCAGTAACAGATATGCCAGACATGATAATTAGTTTTGGGTGTCTTTATCCATTCTATATTACCCTCCCTTGAATCATCCTGTATCATGCGCATAATATAGTCTGGTAAATCAGCGGTAGCTCCCCAGGCGAACATACCATCATAGTCCAGCTGGTATTGATAGAATCCACCATATATTACTGGCATAATTGCATCCCGCTTGCCTGTTCGCTTCTGTCGGTATACTGCTATGGCCTCGTCAATGATTTCTGGATGCTTTGTCATTTCAATACCCCCGTTTATTTTATTTAAGAGGTTATCCCCCCTTACTAATTCTGTATGTGTTTTTGTAGTTTGATAATGGCATAAGGCTTTGCACCATGAAGTGTATCTGCGAACAGTATTGAGGCTCTTGTGATTTCGGCTATTTCCTCATACACCCAATAAGATTTATAATCGGCATAGCTGACTTGCATTAGATCGTTAAGCTGCTTTCTAGTTGATGGGGATAGCCGCTCCACTGAATCTGGCAAGTGACGCTCGCTTTGCTTTAGAATTTTGAGGCCTTCTGAGGTAATTTCATTGAGAAGTCTAACTCGATCTTCTCTAGCTCCTCCCGGCTCGGTAGATTCTCTTTCATCAAGGTTCTGTCCGAAACCGGGTAGCGGGCGCTTTTGTTCTCTACTTTCCAATCTACTGCCCTCCTTACTTTATCTGGGATTTGGTGCGGATGAAGCTCATCAGCGAGGTATATATCTACATAGAAGGGATTACGCTGTTTCTCTGTCCAAGCATATGCCAAGGCTAACGCGTTGTTTTTCATTAAGAATACATTAGAGGCGGGCCTACCCAAGAATAGATGAGGGGCAATCCTATCAAACGAGTTCTTCATGTTCTTTTGGGCTTGTCTATTTGCTGTTACAACTATGAGTATTGCCATGATATTGCATACGTGGGACAACTGTCCCACGTATATTTACCAGCCCCCTTCCGCACAATACTCTAGCACTACCTTTTCAACATCACGGATAGTCTTTATTTTATCATTCGCTTCAATTCGTTCTACAATAGGCTGCCATGGAATCATTAGATCCTCACACCTATCCTTAGCTATTTCTAAGAGTGTCTCCTTAGGTGGACTCTTAAATTCAATCTCATATAATCTGTCCCGAAGCGCTTTGTCCATCAAACTCAATTCATTGGTGGTCAAAATAACCATCGTTAAGCTAGTGTCTATTCGGTCCAGCTCATGAAACATGACATTATTCTGGGCAATATGCCATGACTCCCCTTTTACCCAATCCCTTCGAGGGAAAACGCTTTCAGCATCATCAATAAGGACTATCCGTTTTTCCTTTCTTAGGCAACCATGATTACGGCCACCGCATGAGCACCGGCAAATATCCTCGTGAGCGTGCCAACAAGCATCGCCACAGGTGTGTTCTGTATATAATGCTTCAAGCATCGTCTTTTGTGGTATTGGCATTTTTCTTTCAAACCTCCATATAATATAGTCTACTATTATCAATCTGTTGTTACCTGGCTGCCTATTGAAGATTCTTATAATCGCACGTCCCTGTATGTGGTTATTCGTTCACTGATAAAATCTGGTAGTCTGGTATATTCCGCTTTCAGAAATCGCTTGAGCATTTTCTTATCAGTAGCATAAATAGCTATCTCCCCAGTGCCTTTAGACGGATCATCCTGATTCCTCCACTCGCATAAATAGGTACGTCTCAAGGGGAGGGGAGGATAGAATTTCATACTGCGTGTACTGAATGTTTTTTTATTCATAAATACAGTAGTCATATATCTGTTTGTGCCTGTTCTGATTGATTCCAATGTTTCATCATCCCATGGTTCGTCATCCCATGGTTCGTCATCCTGTTTTCTACATGTAATATTCATTATAAACCGCCTCAATCCTCAACTTGTATTTGGCAGCCGGGCAACAACAGACTGATAATATGTTATCTTGGCCTTCGTGGAGCCTTTGTTAGACTCAAACCTCGATTGGTAAGGTGCTACTTTCATAATACTACTATGTATACACTTTGTCAATAGGTTTGCTTAACATAATCATACTATTTTGACTTAATATTTTTATAACTTTAATCAAGGGGGGTTGTTTATATGATACCTTTATATAAAATGAGCAACGAGGATAAACGTCGTTTCGTCTACAATCCTGGTATTAAACCTACCAGCCAGGAGTTGGATAATTACCCTGAATTATGCGATGGGGACACGGTAATACCAAAACTGATGATACCGATTACCTACACCGCGCTTACCCCTTATAACTACACTGACCCGGGGGGAGGGGTTAACCATGACGCGTAATACTAAAACAAAACCTCACGGTAACCTGAAATTAAACGATACTATGATTGAAGCGCTTTATACTGTTATCGCTGAAGGAAATTACTATATAACAGCCTGTAAACTATGCGGTATATCAGAAAATTGCTTCTATGAGTGGATAAAACTAGCACAACAAGACACCGATGACGGACTCACTGAAGACGATAGCATATATGTGAGAATGGCTAAGTCATTGAAAAAAGCTGAGGCTGAGGCTGAGCGCAAATTCCTTGACGTAGTGAGGGATGCAGCTACAGTCAAGCGCGAATGGTTACCAGCCATGACATTCTTAGAGCGTAGGCACCCTGACAGATGGGGAAGGAAGGACCGTAGCATGGTCACAATAGATGAAAAGAGGTCCATCACTATCACACGTGTGGAGGTGGTTAGGCCAGACGGCTATATAATAGAAGGCGAAGCGAGGGAGCTGGGAGAGGGAGAGGGAGGTGTCACAAAGCAAAGAGAGAATGAGGGAGAGAAAACAGATTGACAGTGTATTCGATGTCAAACCTAATCGGGTATAACGCGGGCATGCGCACACGCAAAGGCCTCGAAGTTGTGTATTATCAAAACAGAACTAACACCACAACCAGACAACCAGACACCCAACCATACATACAGCACGATGAATAAGAGTAGTAGGATACCCCCGTATAGTTTTTCTCAGATAAAAAGGAGTTAAGGTGACATATAAAGACAAGGGAGTAGAGGGTGATAGTTTTTGATGAGCAGTTAAACAAGTGGGAAAGATATCTTATCAGGGTAGGTTTAGGAAGGGGATTAGCTGGGAAGATAGCTATAATAGCTGAGGAATATGACAAGCCTGAGCATGGCAAGTGGAATAATAACACATAGGGGTAGATGAGAGGAATCATAAATGGCATTATGCTTCTGGAGTCCTGTAAGCTGGTAGTATTTCTGATTAGAGTCTGGGTAAGGGTATTATTTTGTGGCAAGTCTATTATTTGAATTAGAGATATGGTAATAGAGACAGAGAAAATAAAGTCATATAGGGAGATAGAGGGTGGCAGGTTAAGGTTAAACTTTCACATAGGGCAGGCGAAGGCGTGGGATAGTAAGGCTAGGTTTGTGGGGTTGATAGGTGGGACGCAGCTTGGGAAGACGTGTTTTGCTCCTGACTGGTTAGAGAGGGAGATAAGGGAGAGGGGTCCTGGTGATTATTTAGCGGTAACGGCCACATTTCCGTTGTTAAACTTGAAGTTACTACCTGAGTTCAGGTATGTATTTGAGAGTTTGTATCATGTAGCGCGGTACAAAGAGGTACATGGGTCTCGTTTTCTGGTATTTCACAAAGAGAAAAAGAAATCTGACGATGTAGTTCTATTCAGTGAAGGGGAATATGAGAAGGCTGGGGTACAGGAGACCAGGATAGTATTTGGGAGTGCTACCAACCCTGAAAGTTTAGAAAGTGCTACGGCGAAGGCGGCCGTGCTGGACGAGTGTGTTGCACCTGAAACGCTAATACAAACTGAGATTGGAAGTTTGCCAATTTCTGAAATTGTTGACTTGCAATTACCTATTCGGGTTTGGTCTTTTGATACAGGAAGTGAGACTTGGGAACTAAAGCCCATAGTTAGATGGAAAAAACTTCCGCAGAGTAAACCGTTTCTGAAGTTAGGTAATTTAAGACTCACCGGCAATCATAAGGTCTGGACAAATAGAGGCTATATAAGGGCTGATGGCCTGATTACCTCTGCTCAATTTACTATACTGGAAGTGGAGGTAATTAGAGGTGGGGAATTTACATTCGGAAGAGACCAAGCAGGAGTGGTATATTCAGAATGGATGGACGTATCTTCATTTCTCAAATCTTATGGTGGAGATTTGGGTGGAGGGTTGTCTCAAGATGGTTATGTCTATAATCTCGAAGTTGAGGGGAACCACAACTTCGTAGCAAATGGTATATTAGTCTCCAACTGCGGACAAAAACAGTTTCGCAGGGACTCATGGGAAGCCACATTAAGGAGATTGTCATTAGCAAGAGGTAGGTGTTTGTTAATCACCACTTTATATGGGTTTGGTTGGTTAAAGGATGAGGTATATGACCCGTGGGCAAACGGGAATCCTGACTTTGACATCATACAGGTAGACTCAATAGTAAATCCTGCATTTCCGAGAGATGAATGGGAAAGGGCTAAACGAACCTTACCTCCGTGGAAGTTCGACCTGTTTTATAGAGGGCAGTTTGCTAAGCCTGCTGGCTTGATATATGACTCATTTGACAGCCCTGTATCGGTAATAGACCCATTTGAGATACCTGAGAACTGGCCTGTATATGTCGGACATGACTTTGGGTCAAATAATATGGCATCTTTATGGTTTGCACAAGATCCCACAACGGGGTATTTTTACTGTTTTGACGAATATTTGCAGGGCGGCAAGGCGACTTTTGAGCATGTCAACGAATGGCTGGAGATGGCAAAAGGGCATCGGATAGCCAAAAGGGTAGGGGGGTCTCACCAAGAGGTAGGATGGCGAAACGATTTTTCCCAGGCGGGGTGGGCCATAAACGAGCCTACTGAGTTAAGGGTGGATGAAGGCATACAAAAGGTTTACGGTTTCTTTAAGACTGGTAAATTGTTTATCTTCCGAAGATGCCAGAACTTTATAGATGAACTGGAATCGTATTCGTATGAACTAGACGAAAAATATCAGCCGACTGAAAAGATAGAGAACAAAGAAAGATATCATCTGTGTGATTGTGCTCGATATATTTTGGCGGACTTCAACCCTGTGCAGAGAGAAGCCTGTGAGGTCAGCATGTATGTTGGGGGCAGGAGAATCTATTAGGAATAGCGGAGAATCAATATGGATGAAGATGCTAAGAAGATAACCGCAAAGGTAAAGGAGAGAGAGACTGAACTCAAGGATACGACCACACGCATGGAGGAAGATTTCAAGATGTGGAATCTTGAGTCTGACGCTCACGCCTCTACCCAGAAAACAGGGTTTGTCAAACCTCCTGATTGGGTACGTGACAGTGATGTAAATGTAGTTTCAAATGACCCACGTACATTTTCTGACCAGGTGCAGTCCACTCTTTCTGATGCTGAAATGCAGATTATTATTCGCATGGCAGAAACAGAGGGGGATGACAAGAGAGATGATATTGCCAAACTGGAGAGATTACTTTACTTTGCCCTTGATATGGCTGACAGGAGACTAAGGAAGCTGCTCATGCCTAATTTCAGGGAATCGACTATATGGTTTGCTACCATCAATGGTTGGGCTATTGGCAGGACACTGGTTTATAAGCCTAAAAGTGGCGAAGTGGTGTTTGATTTACTGCCGATGGATGCCAGGTGGTTCACTTATGAAGTTGGTGCGGATGGTTTTCTGTGGACAGCATACAAGACATTCCGTTCAAAGGATTTACTAGAAAGTGAGTGGAAATTTAATGCTCCTGAGAAAATAGATAACGAAGTGATTGACTACTGGAAGCATGATGGAGACGGGAAGTTTTCCAATGCCGTCATCTGTAACAACAAGTTCATTAAAGAGCCAAAGCCTTACAAAATGAGGTCACATCCTGTAATCGCTGTGCCGGTAGCAACGCGACCTCCTGTAAGCAGGACTTCAAAAAGTGACCCTGGTGGATATGGAGACAGCATCTTTGCAGCAATGAGGGCTATCAACAGGACACGCAACCGCTTTGCCTCTATTGCGGCTACACATGCCAATCTGCTATCCAAACAGCCTATTATCAACTATTATGATGAGCAGGGGACACAACTCAAGACTACTGTTTACCTCGCTGGAGGTGTGCTAAACTTGCCAAAAGAACATAATAAACTAGAACCAGCACCGATGGAAGACCTTAGCCCTACAGTAGTACAGATACTTGGCTGGTTGAATGAACAGATGGAAAGGGCTTCCCTCCCCCATATCCCAGTCGGTAGCCCGCCGCCTTCAGGCACTCTCTATAACTTGGTGCAGGAAGCTGGTAACAAGGTGTTTAACCCTCAATTAAAAACACTTAGTTACTTCTATGCTGAGACATGCAGGCAGATAGAGGAGCAACTGATAGACGGCAATATAGCCGTTGATGTTAAGCATGAGGAAAAGAGGAAATATTTTGAGGTCAAGGTAAAGCCTGTTGATTTGAAAAGACCTCATATAACCAGAGTGGAATTTACGGCCAGGACACCCTGGACACAGTTTGATACTTACCAGATTGCTGATATGGCGAAGAGATTGGGTCTTCCTGATGCTTTTATCCATGAGTATATTCTTAAACTTCCCGACCCGAAGGGGCTTGGTGATTTGTCTGCTATCGAAATAGCAGAACACTCTCCAAAGATAGCAATGGTCAGGGCTATTCAGGCTCTTATGGTAGTAGGCAGGCAGGATGAGGCCGAACAAGTTATGAGAGATTTATACCAACTGGAAATAAGTGAGCAACAACAGACGGCTCCTCAAGCACCGCCAGGAGGTGGGATATAATGCCTGATCGGGTAGAACAACCACGAGATTATGCAGCAGCCCAGATTACCAGGGCTACAGAACCGTATCATTTTCAACGGGATAGGCAAACATTTAATAAGCAGCCAAGACCTGCTCAAGCCAATACCTCGCAGCCTAATGCCAGGAGTGCGCCTGTGGGATGGGGTCTTAGCACCAATGCTTACTGGCAGAGCGTTATGAGCGATTACCTGAAACGTAAGAATATGTCACAGAATACTTCCTTGCGAATGGGGAGGGAACTATAATGCCTGATGACAGAATAGCCCTTGAAAAGAAGTTCTGGCAGTGGATGAAGGAAAAGTACGCTACTGGAAAAACAGAGGCAAGTGTTAAAGGAATAGATTTAACCCCATTTTGGGAATACTTTTGGGCCACTCAGCTATCTCCAGATGAGAGAAAATTGGCAGACGAGCGGAGTAATGAGGAAAAATCGAAGGAACGTTATCTCGAATATCAAAAAGCTGGCGGTTTCCTCGACTTTACTGAATGGTTAGATTCTGGTGAAATAACCATAGAAGAAGAGCAAGCCGCTATTGACTTTATAAATCGTGCTCTCCCTTGGGGAGAGTACCAAGTAAACCGTGAGTTTTTTAGCGATAAACATCGCAAAGCAGCAATCGAAGATATAAGAGACCGACTGTTCGGGCAGAATTTATATTATGGCGCACGTCAAACGATTAGTGAATTACCATCTCAAATAATCAATGCTGTTGGGAACTATTGGGCAAGTATCCCTGTTGCCGAACAGAAAAGGATTGAGGCTGAGCAGAAAAGGATTGAGGCTGAGCAGAAAAGATGGGAAGCGACCCAGCAGGCTGAACAGAAGCAACTACAGCAACAGGCGCAGGACATCACTCAGCAAAGACAGTGGTTACCCCTTGGAGCAGGGGGAACTAAAGAGCAACAGGTAAATATAGCATATCAGGCTATACAAAAGCTAAAAACTCAGATGCAAACCGCTCCTGATTATCTGAAAAACGAAATGGGTGCCCAGATATCTCAACTTGAATCTGCTATATCCCAGACAGTAGAACAAATAAGAGGGCAGGCAAGAAGAAATACAGAAGAGGAATTATACCCGAAGGGGTGGCGGGAAGAAATACCAGGACAGGCTGCTGAATGGTTCGGTGAAAAATATGGTGTCTCACCCGAAAGAGTGGGCGGTTTGGCTGCTCAATACATGGGCAACCCTGATGCGGAGATGTTTAGTGAGCTCACCTTGGAAGAAAAGCAAGACCTTGCCAGTGTTGGGCTTTCAGTTAGCGGCCGACCGCCTAGACCGCCAACACCTGAATCCTATAATCCACCTGGCTTTGAGGATATAGATGTGAAAGGGCCTGAACGATGGAAGTCGTGGTTTCAGTCGAGGTATCCAACTATTGCCAGAGAGTTCATGGGTAAAGGTGAAGCGGAATGGACTGGTGATATTTCCAGTGGGAAATGGGAAACACCGCGTACGAAGGAAACTTGGGCTGATTTCCTGCAAAAGGAAAGGGAAAGGCTGAAGTCTGAGTATTACAAGAAATCTCCTTATGAGCGTGGAGAAAGGCCAGAGGCATTTGCTCCAAGAATAAGAACAGTTAAGTTTTAGAGGTATTTATGCCTGTATATAAACTCCCTTGGGAAATAAAAGAACCTTTGTATCAACCACCTGCTGTTAATACTGCTGGCAGGTCGTTGGCGATGGATGAACTGTTGCGTAGAATTGGTGGTCCAATGGAGCAACCTGAAATGCCTATAGCCACAGATAGGATGACGCCAACCACCATGCCAAAAGTGGAACTCGATAAGGCAGAAAACGAAAGTTTCTGGCAACGAGTTGGTAGATTTTTCAATCCATTTGAAACCATGGTTCCATCGCAGGAAGATGTAAAACAAAAACTTATTTCTGAAGGCAAGATTACTCTAAATGAAGCCGACCGAATGGAATCAAAATATAGAGAAAGTCTTAGTGCTCAGTTTACTGCTGGTATTGGAGATGTGTACGAAGTTGCTGCTGGTGCAGCAGGATGGGTTGGTATTGATTGGCTATCGAAAGAGTTAAATAAAGCATCTAAAGTAAAAAAAGAAGGTATCCCTGATGTAGATTTAGGTGATATAACATGGAAGTCTGCTCTTGATCCGCAATTCTGGGCGAAAATACCCAAGTTTGCAATCAGAATGACTCCATTCACATTGAGTCTAGTTCCTGCTATGATAGCAGGGTACGCTGGAGGGGGGCTTGTCGCAGGTGCTGTTGGATTGGGTGCTTTTGGCTCAGCAATTCTTGGCACTTTGGGTGCTACTGTATTATCTCGGCCTCTTGAAGGTGCATTAGAAGCTGGTGGAACTTACAATCAGGCACTTCAAAAAGGGATGTCTCAAAAAGAGGCAGATAAAGCTGCTACTAGCACTTTCCTTAATAACCTTAAACTATCAGGGTTTGATGCTTTGGAACTCGTTACTGCCTTTGCCCCAACACCTGTAAAGGTGGGGGGGAAGTATCTAAAACCGTTTGTAACTGGTGGTCGTGTGCTCGGAACGGCTGCACAGGAAGCATTTGAAGAGGCATTACAGGAGAAGTTTCAAACTGAGGCTCTGGGGGAAAAATTCAAGTTCGGTGCTCCAGAAACAAAACAGGCTGTTTTTGGAGGTGCTTTATTTGGTGGCCTAATGGGGGGAAGTGGTGCTGTCTTCAATGCAATTAAACAGAAGACACAAGAGACAATGCCTCCGAGTATGTCTCAGAAATTTGCTAAAGCAAAGACTGCCGCCATGAAACGAGGTATGTCTGAAGAACAAGCTGGACTCATCGCCCTTGATGAAATAGCTAAAACGCCTAATGGCAAAAAGATTGTTGAGCAAGCTACAAAGTGGGTAGAAGGACATCAGGATGAAATTATCCCCTCTGTTCAAGCTGTGCAGGGTATCAAGGGAGAACTAGGGGCTGAAGTACCGAAGGGGGGAATACCACAGCCAAACATCTTGGGAGAAATTACCGAAGCACCCACACCACAGACTGTAACACCTATATCTGAAGGGGTTATACCACAAGCTGAGGCAATGCAACCTAAGAGTTCTGTTGAGAGGCGTAATGAGATAAAAGAACTCTTGGCTAAACCAGCTAAAGAGCTACCAAAGGGAACAACCAAGATAGCGTTACGGCAAGAACTGGCTAAAATAAACAAGGAGTTGATACCACAAGAGAAAACTCTCAGACAGAAGATAATGGCTACCGCTATCGCACGGGGAGTTTCGCCTACTCAAAGGGGAAAAATATTCAAGAGTGTGGGAGGTAGCAGGCATCTATCTGAAATAAGATTAGATAAACTCCAAAAGATTTTACCTGCAATACAGAAGGCAAGGCCTGACAATATAGGCAGTTCCAAAGTTGTTAAGGTTAAAACCGAACAGGCAATCCAAGACTTGAAAGAAAGACTGAAGGTTAGTGATGCTGACTATAAAGCAACCCTGAAATTACTGAATCTCTCGACTGACAAGTATGTTAGCAGAGACACTTTTATAACTGAACGGCAGGCGCATATCTTGATGAAAGCCATGCGGCGTAAGTCGCTTCTCGGCTTTTCACAGATTGAAGAACGTGTTAAGGAATTAGTGCGGTTCCTCGGCCCTCCCAATAAGCCGCCTTCAGTGATAACTAAGTCAGCGTTGGAGCCACCTATCGGGAAAAGACTGTCATATAAGTTATCAAGTTTCATCAACAGGACTTACAGGATTGAAAGGATACTTGACTGGCTGGATGGGAAAGATAAAGGTATTATGTGGTCTACCTTTTACGAACCCCTCAATAAAGCGACCGACCAGAAAATTAGTGGTGTCTATTCCAAGTTTGATGAAATTAAGAAATTTTTAGCGGAAAATAAGATTGAACTATCTAAACTCAATACAGATACGAGGAAAATCGCCGCTGATGTCGAACTAACTACAGCAGAACGTATCGGTGTTTATCTCCATAGTCTCAACAAAGATAATCTACTTCATTTGAAGGAAGGAAACAAGTTCAGTGACGAACTTATTGAAACTGTAAAGAACAGTCTCAGTGAGCCAGAGATGAAACTTGCAAATTGGTTATCAACATATTTTAAGGATGCTGGTCCCGCTATCTCAGAAGCCAGAACATACGTAGAGGATAAGCCTCTCGATATTGTTGAGAACTATTTTCCTATCAGACTTCAGTGGGGGGCTAACCCCGAATTGGACTACTGGCAGCAGCTAGCCAAAGAAGATGCTATGAAATTCGCCTCTCAATGGCCTATTTCTAAAATACCGAAGGGGTTCACCAAAGAGAGGACCGGCAAGGCAAAGCAGGCTGTAGACCTTGATGCCTTTTCAATATTCCAGAATCATCTGGGTGCAGTTGAGCATTATAAAGCCTTCGCGCCAGTCGTATCTGACCTACAGATGATAATGAAAAGTCCCAAGTTTAAGGCAATCCTTGTTGACCGTGCAGGGATTTTTACCTATCAGGTCTTAGATAAGTGGCTTGCCCAAGTCGCTGAGATTGACCCGCTTCACCCAATCAATCATGCCGAGGCGTTGGTTAGGAATCTAAGAGTTAACGCTACCTTTGCTGCACTTGGTTTGAACATTACTACAGTATTAAAGCAGTTTGTATCTTTCCTTAATGGCTCGGCTGAGATGGGGGAAATGGCGGCACTTGAGGGTGTATTTTCGTCAATAGCTCATCCCTTAGAAACAAGGGCAATTATCAAACAGTATTCCCCTCAGATATACCGCAGAACTTTTGAAAGAGAGATAGCTGAAGCTAGGCAGATGAAAGGTGCTGATAAAGTTATACTTGGCAAAATATCTCCCAAAGAAGCATTGATGTGGCTGACTACATCTGCCGATAAGTTGACAGTATCCAGCATATATCGTGGTGCATTTGATAAAGTTCTTAACAAGACTGGAGATGCGAGGGCTGCTGCCGATTATGCTGAAACCGTTATCCGCAAGACACAACCCTTCTTTGATGTAAAGGACTTGCCCGAATATTACCGTTCAGGCGAGTTTATGAAGGTCTTGCTTATATTCACCAACCAACTTAATAACAATTTTAACTACTATCGTTTTGATATTGCAGGAAAAGTAGCGGCTGGCAGGATAAGTAAACTAGAGGCTGTACGCAGGTTAATTGAATCGCTTATAATTCCTGGTTTAATTATAGGTGCAATAAGCCAAGCTATAATACCGAAGGATTGGAAGGAAGCAACCAAAGATGTAGGGATGCAAGTATTAGCTTCCATCCCGTTACTAGGAAGTTATCTAGTATCTGGCATTAAGGGGTTTACAGATTCGAGCATTGTGAGCCTTTCCGTATTAAACGAATTAGGTAATGCAGCATATGATATGGCAAGTGGTAAATGGGATAAAGCTGCTTTGGATGCGGCAAAAGCAGGTGGTTATGCTGTTGGTCTACCCGTAAACGCTGGCAAGAAATACATTAGTTCAATATACAGGCTTGCTACCGATAAGACTGATGACTGGTTGGAACTTATATGGGGTAGTTACATTAGAGAAAAGGCAAAGGAGAGTTTAGTAACACCAGAAAGTGTTGTCAGTGACGGTTTTGCGAAGTTGGGACAAGTAGATAAGGATGCCAGAGCATTAGCTGAAAAGAAAGCTGAGACACCCAACGACTTACACAGAGTTGCTGAGAGAGATTGGACTTATACTACTGCTGATTTCGGTAATGATATTAATAATGCTACTTGGAAATACAAAGAGAGAGATGACTTACCTGAAATAGCTAAGTTCTATTGGGAATACAAAGATTTGGCTGCTGCCTACGATGATGAACTTGAGGCTAATAGGGATAGATTTCAGAAAGAGAACAGAGAATTAGAATCAATGTTCATATTTTGGGGCAGGTGGACAAAAATATATAACACTTCGTCTACGTCTATAAGAAAGGTCAGAGATTTAGTTGAAAAATATAAAATTCCTGATGGCGCTATACCAGCTTTACGCTCTAGGAAGTCTGGCCAGTCTTCCGCTTCTTCAGGGGCCTACAAGCTCCCTTGGGAAAGATAAGGTAAAAAAATATATGGAGGTATGATTAAACATGACTACCAAGAAACTAGAGGGGAAAGAACCAAAGGTCGAGGGGATAGAGTCCACTCCAAAGCAGGAGGGGGCAGATTCAACTCAGCCGAAAGGCGAAACCACTGTAGACATCACCAAAACCGATGAGTTCAGGAGAGAACTGGACAAGGCACTCGGAAAGGCGCTTGAATCAACAAACAGGCAACTTTCACTGCGGAAAAAAGAGACTGATGATGCTAAGTCGGAAACGGAGGAGCTTAGGTCTACAACTACTGCACAACTTGACGAACTTCATGCTGAATTGGAAGACAGGATTAGAGCGCATGATGAAGCGTTAGAAGCGGTAGATGATGACACAATCAGGAAGTCGTACACTGACAGAATTTCTCTATCCAAGAAGGAAAGAGAGGCAGACAGACGAGAAAAAACTGCCGAGGAAAGGCTCAAGAAAGCTGAAAAACTTGTCTACGATACTGGTCTGGAGAAACTGGCAGACGGCAAGATGAAAGACCTGAGAAAAGAAGGGTACGATGTGTCAGAAGAACTTCTCAAAGAAATTGAGGGTTGCGAAAATGAGTACGAAATAGAGATTGCAACACTCAAATATCGGATCTCTAATGTCCCAGCCGAAAAGAAAGAACCGCAGGAAAAGGAAGATAAGTTTGACTCTGGCATAGGCAGCGGAGGGAAACCAACCCTTGGTAGTTTGTCTCCCAAAGAGATACTAAAGGAAATTGACAAAAAAATAAGAAATCAATAAAGGAGGCCAATTATGGCTGTAACATTAGTCGACCATGCAATGCAAGCTACTAACGAAGGGAAACTGGTGCTTGCTGAAATTGCTTATTGGGGACTGGAGGAATCCAATATACTTCAAAAAATTCCCTGGTCTACCCAACCCCAACTAGCCGTGCAGGTAACGGCGGCAAAGACTTTACCTACTGCCGGAACCAGGAAACTCAACGCTGACTTCACTGAATCCACAGGTAAATTCGAGCAGAAGGTTGAGGAGAAATATATCTTCGGTCTAGATATTGACGTTGATGTAGTTCTCTAAAAAGCTAATCCTGGTGAAAGACAGACCCAAAGGCGAATGGCCGCCAAGTCTATGGCTTATAAATTCAACAATATGTTTATCAACGGCGACCCAGGCAGTGACGAGTTCAAGGGACTGAAAAAGCGCGTGACTGACATTAACGCTGGAGGCTTTACCGATCAGTATATTGATGGCGGAAGTGTCAACACTAACAACAGAGGTATGAACTATGATGCTTCTGAACGCCATTATTTTCTTGACAAAGTTTCCGAACTTATAGCTGCCATAGCCGGTGGTGGCCCGGATGCTTTATATATGAACAAAAAAATGTACCTCGCCTTCGAGTCATGTGTGAGGCGTTCAAGCCTGATGAAGCAGACCGAGGATATGTTTGGCCGCATCATAAATATGTGGGGGGGTGTACCTCTCATTGATGTTGGAAGGGATGACTACCTGTCTACTACTGAGATTATCACCAATGGTGAAAGCCTTAGTTCCGGTAGTGAAGAAACCTCCATCTATGCTGTCAAATTCGGAGAGAATGACTTTTGCTGGGGTATGCAACAGGGACCACTGGATGTGAGGGACTTAGGAGAAATTGATAGTTCCCCTGTATTTCGTGACAGAGTGGAATGGGTGATTGGTCTTGCCCATAGTCAACCCCTCTCAATAGCTCGGGCATTTGGTTTTGTAGCCAATGCCGAAGCAAGTTAAAAAGTAACAAAGTAATACAAGGAGGAAAAAATGTTTGATTCAGATATGATTTTGCTCGATGGCAGCGTAGACCTTAACGCTGCCAATGATGCCGTTCCCACTTCTGTCACAAGAGATTCGGCCACTGGAGCCGTTGTTATTGACATCGGTCAAGGTGGAACTCCTGCATCAGGTTTAGTGGCGGTTTTGATTGGTGTGGACGATGCCAATGGCACAGACGACACACTAACAGCTTTAATCGAATCCTCGGACAATGTAGCTTTTGGTAGTGTTGTCCATCAATTAGGTAAGTTCGATAAATTGTCAGCAAATCAAGGTATCATTGTAGGTTCGGAAGTTCCAGGCGTCTTTATGGTGAGGTTTTCAACTACGGACAGGTATATCCGTCTCAACGCCACGGTCGGAGCCACACCAGACGACTTCGGAACTGTCTACTGCTTCCTCACTCCGTACCCGTTCGGGAATGTTCTGTAAAGGAGGACTATCATGGCTGAAAATGCTACAAGCGTTGAGTTAAGCGCAGGGTTTATAACCCTTACCGATGCACATGGTAGGAAAACACAACACCCCATAGCTGCTGTGCTGAGAGCCGCAGACATTCCTACAGGACTCACCTACTCACAGGTTCAAGCTGTCTCCGCACTGGCTAACCTAGTTGCTGTTCTAGTTAGAACCTTGATATCTAGAGAGGTTCTAGACGATGACTTCCTCGAGTATGGAGAATATACTCTGGAATCCCTCACCGAAGCTATTGAGCAGATGGGTGGAGACTATGGCGACCCTGATATAAGCGTGGAGGAGTAGGATGGCGGATTCTAAATAAGGAGGTAATCGCCTATAAGAAATAGTTTTGGCTCTCTGTGGAGTTCGGACAGTCAAGCTATCAGGGGTGAATAACTCCAAGCCTTAAAGGGCTTATTCACTTAAAATAAAAGTAAAATAAAAGGAGAAAAAAATGAGTTCATTACAAGAAATAAAAGTAAAGAGAGAACAAGCATCTGTGTCCCCGACTACATCAGACATGGATTATCTCAAGATGTCACAGATAGGCCAACTCTGGACGGCAGACTGGAAGTACAAGCTAGTAACTGCTGGCAAGGTTTTCCGAATGAGCATCGGCACGATTGCTGGTGGAACTGATGTTGTGCCTGTTGGCGATGCTACGAGTGGTATTGACTTAGACCAGCCTGAAGGTATTGTCTCAATAGGTTCCGATGTTCTGATTCCTATGGAACTGGAAATCTCTGGCTACAGTCTTACCGATGCTGCTGCCGATAATGTCCAGATTCTACTCTGTGCAGACAGGTCAGGCGCAATGGCAACAACTGACTTGGATAATGGAACTCAGGAAACTGTGGATAACCTGCTTGATGGCGGGGGTTCTTTTGGCGGTACTGCGGTCAGCCTTGTGACTTCTGACGTGACTGACCCAACGGTGAGCGACATAATCCACTATAGAAAGTGGGCTAATCTTATTGCTGCTGGTGGAACAACGACTCAGCTTGACCCCGTGATAATTGATTTCTATGACCACTGGGAAGCTAATGTCCCCACTTTCCTGGCAGGCCCATGTGACCTGTTGCTCTACGCTGCCGGTGTGATAGCTTTTACCTTCGTGGGTTCACTGGTTTTCGCTCATGTACCTCGAACTTGGGTGCCTATTAGCTAAGAGCTAGGAATACTAACCTTGAGAGGGTGGGGTAATTCCCACCCTCTCCCCTAAAATAGTTCAAAATCTTTATGAAAGATAGTTGACATTATAACATTATAGTGTTACAATATTAATATGAAAAGGTTTACTGCATATCTCCCAGATAACGTATATGAGCAAGTCAGGCTTAGTGCCTTTGAAAGTAGGCGTAAGATTAATGATATAGTCTGTGAGGCACTTAAAGCATACTTGGATAAAACTAAGAACTTGCGAAAGAAGGATTGAGATGGGAGATAATAAAAAACTAACAATAGTTGGGAGAGGGGCTTCCTGGATATATTGCCCGTTTGAGGGGGAAATTTGGGGTATATCTTCAGTGCTTGATGAACCAATTTTGTGTGATAAGCACTACGACAAGATATTCGCTTTTGATAATTTGAACAAACATATCAATAGTTATGCAGTTGAGAAGTTGAAGGAATTTATTGCTATTGCGAATGAGAGAAATATCCCAATAGTCAGTACACAGGGATATGCCACAGAAAGATACCCGTTACTTCAGATATTTGATGAGTTCAAGGTTGTCTGGATTAGATCCACCATATCTTATATGTTGCCACTTGCTATCTACATGGATTACGATGAAATTCACATCTATGGTATTGACCAGGATATAGAAGATAAATATATAAAATCCCGACCATTCGTAGACTTCTGGCTCGGTGTAATGGTTGGCAGGGGCGTGCATTACACCATAGCTAATAAGAACTTCCCACAGTATATGCCCTCGCAGATGGAGATGGTTTTAGCCAAAGCCAAAAATTCTGATGGGAGGATAGTAAATGAGAAGAGTTGAACATAAGTGGGGGCATGAGGAAATAATAGTTGAAACAGATAACTATTCTTATGAACTAATCCACCTAAAGAAAGGGTGGACAAATGCCTGTCACTACCATAACGAGAAGCAGGAAACCTTTATCCCCAAGGTTGGAACGGTCTTGTTAAATGTTAAAGGTTCCGAGTTCATATTGACCGAGCCTTTTACAGTCAACCCATTTACTTCTCATAGTTTTCATGCCTTAACCGATGCTGTCGTTATTGAAGTATCAACAAAGCACATAGACACTGATGTAGTAAAATGCCATGAAGCTTATTACTGTGAGTAAGGTTTTTATTATTGCTGAAATAGGACACAATCATAATGGTTCGATGGAAGATGCCAAGAAACTGATTGACATGGCTGTTGAATGTGATTGCAATGCAGTTAAGTTTCAGAAGAGGACTATAGAAGTAGTTTATACAAAGGGATATCTTGATAGTCCGAGAAAAAGTCCGTGGGGAACTACTCAGAGAGAACAGAAGGAGCAGATAGAGTTCTCGAAGGAAGAATATGATGAGATAGATAATTACTGTAGGTCTAAGGATATTGAATGGTTTGCTTCTGCATGGGATACGGAAAGCCAACTCTTTCTAAGGCAGTACGACTTGAAATACAATAAGGTTGCTTCAGCTATGTTGACACATATTCCATTGTTACGACTGATAGCTGAGGAGAAAAAGCACACCTTCATATCTACCGGCATGAGTACCTTTATTTCTATTGATAATGCAGTGGATATTTTCAGGATGCAGGGATGTCCTTTCACATTGATGCAATGTTGTGCCACTTACCCATCAAATATTAAGGACTTGAACTTGAGATGCATGGTAACGCTAAGAGATAGATATGGGTGCGAGATTGGGTATAGCGGTCACGAAGTAAGCCCTATGCCCTCGGTTATGGCCGCAGTTTTAGGCGCGGTAGCCATAGAGAGACATATAACACTGGATAGAACGATGTATGGGGCAGACCAGTCAGCCTCTTTGGAGCGACATGGCCTCAAGATAATGGTAGATAATATCAGAAATATTCCCTTTTGCATCGGTGATGGAGTTAAGCGAATTATCCCTGGGGAAGAAGCAATGGCAAAGAAGCTGAGGTACTGGTAGAAGAACCTTTATGATATACTGTTTCGATTTTGATGGCACCCTCTGTTCTCAGGAAAAAGATTATAGTAAGACCGAACCTTATCAAGGCAGGATAGAAAAGGTAAATAAGTTGTATACTGAAGGACACAGGATACTTCTCTATACTGCCAGGGGTAGTACGACCAGGATAGATTGGAGAGAAATAACCGAAAAACAACTTCAAGAGTGGGGAGTGAAATATCACGAACTTATACTTGACAAGCCAGAAGCAGATTTGTTCATTGATGATAGAGGGGTAAATGCAGATGTTTTCTTTGACAGATAA